GTGGGTCAGCCTATGGGTGCTTACTCGTCGTGGGCGATGTTGGCTATCTGCCATCATTGCATCGTCCAACTCTGTGCGCGCCGAGTCGGCGTGACAGGTTGGTTCGACTTATATGCTATACTCGGGGACGACATTGTGATTGGTCATCCCAAAGTCGCTCGCGAGTACAGGGTATTTATGGAGAAGATCGGTGTCGGAATCAACAGTAGCAAGTCCATTTACGGACGTCGCTTAACGTTCGAGTTCGCCAAGCGTTTCTTCCTACATGGAGAGGATATTACTCCTCTTCCTCTGTCGGGATTGGCGCCGGGTTGGCTCGCGTTGAGTTCCGTTCCGGAGATTGCGGCGAATTTAGCTGCTCGCGGTATCCGATTATCGTTGTTCAGCATAGGTATCTTTGTAGGTCTCGGGTTCAAGGCGGCATCCGGATTAGAAGGGAAACCTTTGAAACGTATGTCAACTCGAGCTCGAGCTCTATGGCTAATGCTATCTGTGCCAGGTGCGCTTTTCGGCGTATCGGACTGGGTGTCTTGGATGTGCCAGACTCGACGGGGCGAGTTGGTAGTCCCTGATGTTCAGAAGATTGCAGCGTGGGCCCAAAGCTTGAAATCGCGAGTTGCGAAGTATCAGCTGGATTTCCTTATTCGACGTGCTAAGAAAGCCCTAAAGGCTTACGAACCCATCGGAGAAGGGAAATTCGGTTACGAAGAAGCGATTCGTTGGTGGAGAGCAGAAGTCCGCAAAGTGATCTTGGATCCGATGCGAGAAAAGATTGCTGACGTACAGTTGGCGCTAGTCGAACTAGCCCATTTGAAGGTTACAGATTGGCAAGGACTGTTGTCGATCTACCAGCATCTCGAGGCCATGGAGGATCTTTTTGCTCTTTTACCGGGGCAGCTGAAGGCCAAACGACGTCAAGTCGTTAACTTTCTACCTGCCCGGGTGCGAGAGTGGAAGAGAATTCGTGGTATCTTGGGATAAGTCGGGACCAACAAGTAGAAGTGCTTGGAGGCCGATGAACCTCGGATGATATACCCAATCAAGAATTCGTAGTAGTATGATTAACTGCTACGTCTTAATCAACGTGAGTCACGTCCCTGTCTTTAGAGCAATCTATAGATATACACAAGTACAGGTAGGTACATGAGCCTTGCAGGCCCGGAAAAAGGTGTCAG